ATTGCTTCAAACGGTATCGCGGATATTAGAAAAAACCGAGACATTGCTGAGAGCGACAATATGGATGCTCTATTTGAGGATATCAACCTCATGCAGAGGTTTTTCCTCTCTCAATATCTAGACAACCCTATTATCTCGACCGGACGTACGAGGCTTCTGACAATTCTCATGCAAACCTTCCAGTACGAGAGAAAACTCACGTCTGACCAATACCCCCAACACGCACGTCGCCATGATATAAAACTGTGCACGGAATATATGCGAGTCAAGAAGAAGGGGCCGACGCGCCATGATATGGCTGTGGACATCCTAGACCCAGAGAATTATGGTGACTTCATTCGCTCCTTTCGAACAGTGGATTCGACTGATTCTGCCTCCGCTACTGCGACGTACCGAGTGTATCACCAAGTATTACGTGGGCTAGAATCAAAAATACCAGGAATATCAACAACAGCACAGGCATTGATGGCTCCCCGAGGAGAATTATTGACTCGTTGGTACCAAGTATGGAGAACCCTCGATGACGTGTGTAAAAAAGGAGAGGTCGCCATGCATCACGGCACCAGGGTGGTCGTGATACATAATGCTCAAATTGGGAGAGCAGTGATGAACTCCTCTTTCATCATCTGGATTGCCCCACGATTGAATGGAGATGAAATCAAACGTGACCTCCTCATGACTTGGGAACAATTCCTCATGATGAAGGACATCGCATTCGCGCGCTATCAAGTACTCGCTGCACGGTTGTGGTTCTATCCTAACAACCCAGAGTATGATTCATATCTTCGCCAACAATGGGAATGGCAAGAGGCATGCCTCACAATGTACGGCAATGAGGGGTACGAAATAGCGAACAAGACAGAAAGCATCACAAAATCTTACCTATCACACCTTACCGACAATCTCTTCTTACAAGATGGCCCCTATCCTCGAATGCTTGACAAAATACGTGGGAAGGAAGCCAAACTGGGGAATACACAGTGCCCTCTTGTCAACTCCTATGCAGCATTGATTGAGTCAACCTGCGATCTACAACTAATAGTGGAGCTTTTTGGGTGCCTCAAGCTGTGCGGATATCCCTTAATAGACCCTGCAAGAGGAGGGCTCTCGTCAGCAGCAGAAGCTCGTATTGAAGATACCACCCGGTTTCTGGACGCTCAGCGTCTAAAGAACAATTTTTGTCGCATCTATCTAGAGGCTCGAGTGAACAGCGGTGGGGAATGGCCCGAGCTTGACTTCTCTGACACCTTACACGGAAAAGAAACAGAATTACATCGCCTTTCTGATATGCGTTACCGGCGTCTAACACCGCAGAGTTACCCTCTTACCGACTGGAACACATGTCGATTTAAGAAACAACACGAGTTCACCTATTACGAGGATTATCTGGAACTCATGGACGACAAATCGATATCATATTTACGAAGTGACAAACATAAAGTTTGGACAGGGGAGACGCCTGCAACTCACAAACGTTGCCTTATCGAGATGTTACGACGTGAGGAGATTTCTCCATTGGAATTAGTTGAAAGAGTGATGAGACGTGATATCCCTCTCGACTGGTACATTGTATCATTATATCCTAAAGAGCGCGAGTTTAAGATTGCAGCCCGGATGTTCTCGATGTTGGTGT